GGGAGAAAGAAATCCCAAGACTGGTGTCCAGATGGCTAAACTAAATGATTCTTTTGGTAAAAAGACATTTGGTGAGTTTATGTGTGAATGTTATGTTGTTGTGGAAGTTAATCGACCAGAAAGAGGATAGACCAAGGCAATAAATACATATAGGATTGACTTATATGTATGTCACATTTGATAATACAAAAGAAAAATGAGATATATCTCCAGGTAAAAGCAGACCCACATGTTTATTATGAATTAGCAGACCAGTTTACCTTTGAGGTTCCTGGTGCTAAGTTTATGCCTCAGTTTCGTAGTAGGCACTGGGATGGGAAGATTCGTTTATTCAGTCCACAAACTGGTGAAGTTTATGTTGGGTTATTAGATAAAGTAATACAATTCTGTAAAGACCATGAATATACTTATGAATTTGTAGATAATAAGTTTTATGGTCTTCCTTTTGAATTCAATGACATGATATCAAAGGAGGGTGTTAAAGACTATATGAAATCTATTTGTAAGTATTCCCCAAGGGACTACCAAATAGAAGGTGTCTACGACGCTCTAAGACATAATAGAAGACTATTGATATCTCCAACTGCTTCGGGAAAGTCATTGATGATATATTCTCTTGTGAGATACCACGTTGAGCGAGGGCAAAATACTCTGATAGTCGTGCCGACGACATCCCTTGTAGAGCAGATGTATAAAGATTTTGCAGACTATGGTTGGGACGTGGGTTCATTTTGTCACAAGATTTATGCGGGACGTGAAAGAGAAACTGATTCGCAGGTTATTATTACCACCTGGCAATCTATCTACAAACTCCCCCGTAAATACTTTTCAAGATTTAATGTGGTCGTAGGAGATGAGGCACACCAGTTTAAATCGAAGTCTCTTATATCTATAATGACAAAACTTGCAGATGCCAAGTATCGTTATGGGTTTACTGGAACACTAGATGGCACACAGACGCATAAGTGGGTCTTAGAGGGTCTTTTTGGTCCTTCATATAAAATCATCAAAACAGAAGAGTTGATGAAGAAGGGTCATGTGGCTAAGTTGGATATTAATGTGCTTCTACTGAAGCACCCAGCACATAAGTTTGAAACATTTGAGGATGAAGTTCAGTATATCATCAATCATGAAAGACGTAATAAGTTTATACGCAATCTTGCTCTTGACCTAAAAGGTAATACTTTGATTCTATTCTCAAGAGTAGAAGGTCACGGACAACCATTATTCGACATGATAAATAACAACAGGATTGATAGTCGTCATGTCTTCTTTGTTCATGGTGGTGTTGCTACCGAAGACAGAGAAAAGGTAAGAGAAATAACAGAAAAAGAAAATGATGCGATCATAGTAGCATCATATGGCACCTTCTCTACTGGTATTAATATTAAAAACTTACACAATGTTATTTTTGCTTCTCCTTCCAAGTCAAGAATTAGAAATCTCCAATCAATTGGCAGAGTTCTTAGAAAAGGAAATAACAAGACAAAGGCAACTTTGTATGATATTGCTGACGACATCTCCTACAAATCACGGAAAAATTACACACTTAATCATCTAATAGAAAGAATAAAAATATATAACGAAGAAAATTTTAATTATGACATTGTAAACATATCGCTTAAGAATTAATATGGGAGACGAATTTTATTCAATTATAAAAATGATATCTGGTGAAGAAGTATTATCATTAGTGGTTATTGATGATAATGATGGGGATCCTATTGTAGTTCTTCAAAATCCTATCATTATGAAAATGATAGAAAGTCGTTTTGGGACACAAATTAAAGTAAAACCTTGGATTGAATTATCAGAAGAAGATTTCTTTTTTGTAAAACCAGAAAAGATTATTACTATGACAGAAACTAAGAATAAAAAATTAATTGATATTTACAATCAATATATCAATGAAGAAGATAATGAATCAATGTCTCCAGGAAAGGTAAAACCGTCTGAAGACATGGGATATTTAAGTTCAGTAAAAGAAGCCCGTAAAAACTTGGAGAATATATTTAAGTTAGAAGTAGAAGATACTAAAGAAAGCTAAACCTCACCCTTCAACCCTAACAAAGGTATTCTACTGATATTCCTTCTCCTTGTCAAGTGGTGTTTCTTATGTTAAAATAAAGACAACTTACAACAGTAAATCAATGTCATGCCTAAAAAGAAATCAGAACATTATGTAAATAATAAAGAGTTGTTGGAGGCAATGATTGTTTATCGTACAAAAGTTGAAAAGAAATACAAAGAGATTTACGGTAAAGATCTAAAAGAACAACCAAAAGAAGAAAGAGCACGAAGATGGGAAGGTAAACCACCGATTCCAAATTATCTTGGAGATTGTTTTCTCAAGATCGCAACTCATCTTTCATATAAACCAAACTTTGTGAATTACATGTTCCGAGAGGATATGATTTCTGATGGTATTGAAAATTGTGTTCAGTATATTCATAACTTTGATCCAGAGAAGTCGAAAAATCCTTTTGCCTACTTTACACAAATTATTCATTATGCTTTTCTCCGTAGAATTCAAAAAGAGAAAAAGCAATTAGATATCAAAACTAAAATTATTGAGAAGACTGGTTTTGATGAGGTTATGATGGTCGATGACAGCTTGCTTTCTGCCAGTAGTTCAGACTATAATACCATCAAAGATAATATTCAATATAGAAACCGATGAAAATCACTGATGATATTATTGCACGTCTAGAAGAAGCACTAGATATGCGAAAGAAAGACGGCACTCCTATTTGGGATGATGACCAAGAAATTGAATTTAAGATTGCCGGAACATTTGCCAACGATAAATTTATTGTAATTAATAAAAAACATTTTAGGGAAGAAATTAATCCTAATCCTGATCTTAAACCACACCACGAAATTAGTTACGATCCCAAGTATCTTCTTCCTCCTGACCAACGTAAATGAAAGTAGCAATCATCACCGACACTCATTATGGTGCTCGTAAAGGGTCAAAGTTTCTTCATGATTACTTTGAATTATTTTACAAAAATATTTTCTTTCCAGCACTCAAAGAATATGGTGTCGATACTGTTATTCATATGGGTGATGCTTTTGATAGTCGAAAGTCTATTGACTATCAAAGTTTGGAATGGGCAAAAAGGGTTGTGTTTGACCCCTTGATGGACTATAATGTTCATATGATTATTGGTAATCATGATGTCTATTATAAGAATACGAATGATGTAAACTCTCCAGACCTTCTACTTCAAAAGTATTCCAATATAAAGACATATAGTAAGGCAACTGAAGTCAATATTGGTGGACTTGATATTTTATTTTTACCATGGATTAATCAAGAAAATGAAACAGAAACTTATCAACTTATTAAAGAGACACGTAGCAAGTGCGCGATGGGGCACCTTGAACTCCAAGGATTTAGAGTTAATCGACAAATCATCATGGAGCATGGTACTGATAGCAAGTTATTTGAGAAGTTCGAGCGTGTCTACTCGGGACACTACCACACTCGATCGACTGATGGAAGAGTCTTCTATCTAGGCAATCCTTATGAGATGTATTGGAATGATGTTGATGATCCAAGAGGTTTTCACATCTTTGATACTGAAACACTAGAGCACATTACGATTGATAATCCTTACAAGTTATTTCATATTATTCATTATGAAGATACGAATTATAAACTATTCAATGCTTCAGGATTGAAAGATAAAATTGTAAAAGTTATTGTTCGTAAAAAATCAAAACCAAAAGACTTTGAAAAGTTTATTGATAAGATCAATAGTGCCGGAGTACAAGAACTTAAAATCATAGAAAACTTTGCTGTACAGGAGACAGAAGAGTTTGAAATTAGTGAAGAAGAAAGCACTATTTCTATATTAAATAGATATATTGATGAGTCTGAATTTGAATATGATAAGTCAATTATCAAAGGTATATTTGAAGACTTGTATAGACAAGCTTGCGAAGTAGAGTAATGTTTCTTCTAACCCTCAAAGATAGAAAAGAAGATGGTGCATATGCCGTTCAGAATGGTATAGGAGAAAAAGTTCTGTTTCTTTTTGAGGAAGAAGATGATGCTACTCGATATGCATTGATGCTTGAAGATGATGAAGAAAAGGAAATGGAAGTCGTTGAAGTTGATGATGAATTAGCAATTAAGACCTGCATACTTCACAATTATAAGTATGCTGTAATTACCCAAAATGACATTGTGATACCTCCTAAGAATGATAACCTTCAAGAAGATTAGATGGAAAAACTTTCTTTCTACTGGTAATCAGTGGACTGAAATTGATTTTCAAAAAAGTGCAACAAATCTTATTATTGGAACAAATGGTGCGGGTAAGTCCACAATGTTGGATGCCCTTACATTCAGTTTGTTTAATAAACCATTTCGTAAAATTAATAAACCACAACTCATCAACACTACAAACGAAAGAGAGTGTGTTGTTGAGATTGAGTTTAATGTAAACAACAAAGATTATTTGGTTCGTCGTGGCATCAAACCAAATGTATTTGATATTGAAGTGAATGGTGTTGTTCTTCACAAAGAAGCAGATGATCGTGCCAATCAACGTATTCTTGAAGAGAATATTCTCAAGGTAAACTATAAGTCTTTTACTCAAATTGTAATTTTGGGTAGCACTAATTTCGTTCCTTTTATGCAACTGAATAGTGCTAATCGTCGTGAAGTTATCGAAGACTTATTGGATATTCGTATCTTCTCTGCTATGAATAATCTTCTTAAAGATAAGATGAGAAATCTCAAGGAGCAGATTAAGTCTACTGATCTTAAAAAAGAAAATTATAAAGATAAGGTCAAGATGCAAAAAGACTTTATTGAGGAATTGGAAAATAGGGGTAATGCTAATATTGATTCCAATAAGAATAAAATTTCCAAATTGGATACTGAATTAGTTGTTTATATGAAGGACAATGCAGTTATTGAAGAAGATATTCATAAGTATACAAAGGAGCAAGAAGAAGTAACCGGAGCAGGAGATAAGTTAGTTAAACTCAATAATCTTAAAGGTAAACTATCCCAAAAGGTAGGAACGATTACCAAAGAGCATAAGTTTTTTACCGAAAATACGGTATGCCCCACCTGCACTCAAGATATAGAAGAAGAGTTTAGATTAAATAGAATAGCAGACGCTCAAAATAAAGCAAAAGATCTTCAAAAGGGATATCAAGAACTTGAGGAAGCTATTGCATTTGAAAAAGAACGAGAGCGTCAATTCATCGCACTTTCAAAGGAGATTATTAAACTCAATAATGAAATTTCTCAAAACAATACTAGGATTTCTCTCAACCAGAGACAAATCCGAGATCTTGAACATGAAATTCAAACTATTACCAGTAACTTACAAAACCGAAATACTGAACATGAGAAATTAGATGAGTATGAAAGCAACCTTCAGAGAATATTTGAAGAGTTGACGAAAAGAAAGGAGCAAATGCTTCACTATGAGTTTTCTTATTCTCTCCTCAAAGACGATGGAGTAAAAACAAAAATTATTAAAAAGTATTTGCCCTTCATCAATCAGCAGGTGAATCGATATCTTCGTATGATGGATTTTTATATCAACTTCCATCTTGATGAAGAGTTTAATGAAACTGTAAAATCTCCTATCCACGAAGACTTTACATATTCTTCATTCAGTGAAGGTGAAAAGATGAGAATTGACCTCTCATTACTTTTCACTTGGAGAGAAGTTGCCAGACTGAAGAATTCTGTGAATACAAATCTTCTTATTATGGATGAAGTTTTTGATTCATCCTTGGATGGATTGGGCACGGATGAATTCCTCAAGATCATTCGTTTTGTCATTAAGGATGCTAATATATTTGTCATTTCTCATAAGACAGACTTACATGACAAATTTGAAAGTGTCATAAAGTTTGATAAAGTTAAGGGATTCAGTAAGATGGTCTAAATATTAAGGACAGGTCACATTGCTTTATGCTTTCCACTGAGTATCGTTTAAGATTAGAATACATTTGCAAATGTATTGT